CAGATTAGTACGTCGTCAAATCCCATTGCAAACCTCACTATAAAAGGATTAACCGAAGGCAACATTATCACGGCCGCTGTTAGGTGTCAACGAATATCCGTAACTCGATCAATACAAATATGTTGAGGCGATTGAGAAAAGAGTATGTGTGAGAGTGACAGTGAGAATGTAGATATAGCCGGGTTTCGGGGTTTATAAAGGTATATTCTCTCTATATTCTTATTTATTATAATGAAAAATAATAAGAAATAGTACGTATAAGCAGTAATGCGCAGATATCGCGTCGAGATTAAAAATATGATGAAGAAGTGAGAAGTGAGAATATCAAGGCACATTAAGTCTGGAATGACTCGCCGTTCATGGTTTTTCGGCTTCTCACTTGCTACCCTTTTGGGGTATGTACGTTGTGAGAAGTTTACAATTCAAGTGAGAGGATTTATGCGGACTAACCGTTATGTCGTGTAACGGTAAAGTCGTAAAGCCTGACAGATTCACGTTTTCGCGCTTCGGTTTTTCCAGTGAGAGGCGTTATCTGTTATGCGCATGTAACAGTGCGAATATTAAATGTGCATATTATGGGGTAGGTTTTCGTCACTTGGATACGTCATCATTAGACCAGTCGTCTAGAACCCAAGACCAGGCGTAGTAGCGGTTCTTCGGACTCGCCGACTATTGGTTACCGCCGAGGGGGGTATGGCGCCCCAGCGAAAACGCGGTAAATCGGCTGGGAGAGTGTTATACGACGTTACCAATTTGCCACTAACTGTTATATGCTCATAACAAATAAGGGAGATCACAACATGCAGTATTGTTAAGACAGTGTTAAAAATATCTAGTAACTGTTACGTAAAAATGTCAGTTAGGACTAACCGATAATCGGATATAACAACTAACCAATAACTGTTACACAAACATATCAAACACACCCCGCCGCTAATACGAACATTCGTATTGCCGAATTTAAAACCGCCGCAAACGCCGCTCGCCGGTCTTGCCTGCGTCCGCTTTGGTGATTGACGGCAAAACATATTTGGCGGTAATATAGTCGTGCTGGCGGCGGTTAGACTACTTCTATCCGCCAACGGCGCCATAGCGGGATAGTTCAGTGGTAGAACACGGGTTTCATAGTCCCGGCGTCATGGGTTCGAATCCCATTCCCGCAACCAAGTAGGACGTGTTGAAAGCTTGGCTTGCATCCGCGTCCTACCTAAATTAAATCCAGAAACGAACCAAATACCGTCTTTCCGTAATCGACCCTTCGGATTGACGGTATTTGGTCATGTGGTATATTCCAAGTCAGTAGCTACTACTATTTATGGAGTAAAACCCCACATGGCAAAGTTGACAGAGCGAAAGACGCCTAAGTCAGATGCAATCTACGGAATCACATTCTATGGAACCTATTGGACTCACAACCCGGCGGAATGGAAAGACTACCGCGTTGAAAACGTCAAGTTCGATCAAGACATGGTGAATCGCGGTATTCAATCTGTTTGGAAAAACGAACTTGGTCCGCATATGATGCGCCTACAAAAGAACGAAGACGGCAGCTTGAAATACCGAGATTTCCGCCGGTTTAGAGATAGATACTACGAACCGCCGATCAAGATTTCCGGTAGGCAGATTTCATCTAACCCAGACCTGATGAGCCGCGAAGAACTTCTTTCATATGCGGAAGACTGGAACGACGGCGAAGGTATGGAGTTGGAATTGGCGCTATACCCAACGGTCAACGAACTTCGCCTAGCGGTCAAGGAATACGAAGAAGATCCGCAAGGATTCATTTCCAGACAAGCCGATATTATGTCTAGGAAAGGTGAAAGGGTGAATAACACCCGTGACGCTTTGGCGCTGCAAGGTATCGAGCTTGGCGACTTCGCCGGTATTGAAGTTTCACTTCCAGGTAAAGGATCTACGAAACTCGGTAAAGAAGCTATCGAGGCGCGAGATAAAGAACTGAAAGAAGCGAAAGAAGGATCAAGAGCCGGATTCGTTAAGAAGAAACGCCAAACAAATGACGATGAGGATTTCTAAATAGATGTCCAACGGCGGCGACACTAGCTATCCAGTAAGAGCCAGAATAGTTTGGCGTGACGGCGTTCCGTTTACGGAATATGTTCCGCTGGTAACTAAAGATAACATGGTGGATCTTCACTGGTTAGCTATGTCAATGCCGTATGAAGGAATCAAAAGAAAAGAATTACTAGGTGAAGATGAAGACGGAAATAAGATCTGGTCAGATGAAGAAACGGAATTTATAAACGACTTCGAAAGAGAAATGCACGGTAGGCGCATGATCGAAGTAATAGCCATGAAAAAGGTGTTACTGGCGGCTCGCGGCGATAAAGAAATGATCAAGTACGTAGAAGATAGATCATTAGGTAAACCGACACAGACGCAACAGAACCTACAATTGACCGGAAGCCTTCAAGACTTGTTCGCAGAACTGAGAAGGTTAGACGAAGAAGATCCGTTACTACCGCCACCAGACTTCACCGGCAGACTTATAGAAACTAACGTAAGTGAGAGTTACGAAATTCTTGAAGGCGAGGTAGAAGAGATCATTAGTAGAGAAGCGATATTAGAAGATCCGATGGCGGGGTTTTAAATGATAGTACCGCCTATGCCGCCCGGTATGCCGCCGGATTCCGGTAAACCTAAAGTCTATTTAGAAATGGTGAAAGAGCAAGACGTAAAACTTGCTAAGCGCTTGGAAACAGATTTCAGATACTTCGCCGCCCGATGCCTTTGGATCGTCGATAAGGGCGGAAATCTGATAAGGTTCAAATTTAACGACGCTCAAGAATACTTTCATTCAGAAGTCGAAAAGATGTTAGCCGAAAAAGGTTTGGTACGTATGATCGTACTGAAAGGGCGGCAACAAGGATTATCGACATACATCATTGGTAGGCTGTTTTGGATCGCAATTACAAGAGAGACTAAATCGATTTGCATTTTGTCTCACGACGATGATTCGGTAGCGCGACTATTTGAAAAGGTGGAGATCTTTAATAATGAACTACCAGAACAGGCTAGACCTAAATCCGAAGAAGATAACAAGTATGCGCTACGATTTGCAAATAAATCTAAGTTTTTCGTACTTACTGCCGGATCAGGAAACAAGGGAAGAGGATCTACAACGCAATTTCGTCACGAATCTGAAAGAGCGTTCTTCAAGAAACCTAAAGAGATTAACGCCGGAGTTGGTCAAAGTACGGCTGATCTACCCGGTACTGAAATTTACAGAGAGTCAACAGCGAACGGCTATAATCATTTTCAAAAAGAATATACAAACGCTCGTGCTCGCCTTGGAAAATATCGCGCTGTATTCATTCCGTGGTACTGGCAAAGTGAGTATGCTAGCGAACCTGTCCAACCATTTATCAGAACACAGACAGAAGAACGCCTAGTCTCGATCTACGGATTGACAGACGCACAACTGCAATGGCGTAGAGATAAGATCAAAGACGATCTTGATGACGACGAAAAAGAATTCAAGAAAGAATACCCGATGAACGACGTTGAAGCGTTCCAGATGACGGGTGAATCCCATTTCGACACCGAAGAAGTTATGGCGTGTCGCAAATCGAAAATTGTTGGAAAAGGTATTCCTATTCTTTCTTGCGATCCGGCAGGAGCAGGCGACAGAACGATCATCGCGCTTCGCTACGGTCGCCAGTTCGTGAAAATCTGGAAATACAAGAACATGAAAGATCCGCGACTAATAGGGATCTTAGCGCAACTTATCGATGAATTCCGCGTCGTGAAATGTTTTATCGACGCCGGATACGGTCACGGTGTAATTGACGGTTTACATAAATTAGAATATAACCGTATTGTCGTAGGTGTTCATTTCGGTAAAGCTGCCATAGATGCAGACCGTTACGCGAACAAACGGGCAGAAATGTACTTCAACCTTAGAAAATGGATGCGGCAAGAAGGCGGCGCCAGGATACCGGATGACGACGACATTTCGCAAGACATGGCGGCAATTCCAGAAGCGGAAGCACATACAGGGCGTTTTCAATTCATGGACAAGAAGAAGATCAAAAAAGAATACGGACGGTCGCCGGATATCGTTGACGCCTTGGCGTTGTCGTTCGCGTTCCCTGTTAAAGAACATGATGTCGATCACGCTAAAGACAAACACGCCGCGATCAATTCTAGAAATAACTCTCAAGTTACAGCATTTGCGACGTACCGTAACCGACCAGGGCAGAATAGAGGACCGTCGCGACGTTTCGGTAATAGACCCTGGCAGATTGCAGCATAAGGAGGTTTCACATGGGCGCAGTAGGAATTCCGTTGTTAGGTTTGTTGGGTGCCGGTGCTGTTGCAGGGGGAACGGCGTATGTCACGAAAAAGGTTATCGATGGCGCGAACAGCCGTTCTATGGCGGCGGCTAATGCGGTTCAACCGGATATTCAATCGGCGATTCAACAATCGAACCGAGAAAAGGCGTTACTAGCACAGCAAAGCGAACAGGCAAGGCAACAAGCGGCGGCTAAGGCACAAGCGGCGCTAGGGTCTTCCAACAAGCGTAGAAACCTGTTATCGCCGGGTGTGTTAACATCTAACAGCGGTTTGACGGGAACACCTAATGTCGGTCGGTCAATTTTGGGGAACTAGAAATTATGGGTATGCTTTTTGGCGGATCGAAACAACCGAATAAAAACCCAATGCAAGAACAGGCACAAGCGCTATCAGATGCCCGCGATCAGGCTTTGCAGAATCAGCAAAACCAACAAGGGTATCAGCAAGTAAGCCGATTGCAGCGGCGTAAGACTTCCGGCGGTAGTACGCCGGTTGTTTCGTCTGGTGGGTTCTTCGGTTCAGGCGGTAGGGGTTCTAGCGGGTCTGACAGACGCGGCACATTCTTAGGCGGTTAAACATGGCGTATACACCATTTCAAAATCGGGTTGATTGCATAATCGACCGACACAACAAAATGAAAATCGAAAAAACGCCTTTCATGAATATGTATCAGGCGATTGCGTATTTCGTTCGTGCCCGTCGAATGGATTTCACATCGACGCATACACCAGGGCAGTTTTTGACAGGGCAAATTTGGGATAGCACGGCGACACAAGCGGCTCACGTAGCGGCATCAACGTATGTAGGGCAAATATTCCCAACGCCAGATAAGACGATAAGAATCGACGCGCCATATTCAATTCGAAAGAAACAGTCGGCGGAAGTTCTAGAATATTTTGACGAAGTTACTAAACGCGTGAGACGGGCTTTCTCACTGCCGACAGCGGGATTCACAACATCATACGATGAACACTGGCTTGATCGCGTAGTGTTCGGTATGTCGGGGATGAGGGTAGAAAACACCAAAGGCGAGGATGAATACACAGTTCCCGTAAAATTCAGAGCGGTAGACGCGAAGCGTTTTTGTATCTCAGAAAACGCAAGCGGTTTCGTTGACACAATTTATGACGAACACGAAATGACTGTTCGGCAGATCGTAGAGGAATTCGGCGAAAAGAACGTAAACGGCAATAAGGGTGTGTCGAAAAAAGTTCGTGACAAATACGACGCCGGAAAGTTCGACGAAAAGGTTAGAGTTTTACACGCCGTAGAACCGAAGATCAAACATGAAAAATACACTTACGGCAACAAGAACATGCCGATCGGATCGATCCATATAGATCTCGACGCTAGGTTCATCATGAGAGAATCTGGCTTTGAAGAAATGGAAACTTTCATTTCTCGTTTCTGGAAAGATAAATCAGAAATATACGGAAGATCACCGGCTAGTGAACTTCTACCAGAAATTATAACGCTCGATGGATTCTCGGAAACACTTATCGAAGCGGCAGAAAAGACGTTAGGACCGCCGGTAGCGGCGTTGACGGATGCGGTAGCGGGCGGCGTAGTGGATCTTTCCGCGAACGCTATAAACGCGATTATAGATCCTACTGGACTACAAAGCATCGGCGGAAAAGTAATCGAACCTATCATAACTGTTGGCGATATGAAGCCAACGTATGAAGAAAAAGCGCGTTTGAAAGATTCGATTTACACCGGATTTAGTGTTGACAGACTTTTAGATCTGAACAATGAAACCCGCATGACGTTAGGGGAAGCGAACATCAGAAATGAACTTCGCGGGCAATCTCTGAGTAACGTATACAGCCGTGAAATTGCGGAAGTATGCTATCCGATGGTATCGCGGGTAGTGAACATCATGTTCGCTAAAGGGTTGTTAGGAGTTGTGGAAGGCGGTAAAGAACATCTTCGATTACTTGCCGAAGGATTTGACGAAGAAGATATTCTTATCATTCCTAATGAAATTGCTAAAATCGTTTTGAATGAAAACAGCGACGAAGAATTTTTCGAAATAACGTTCATATCACCGGCAGCTAGAATTCTTCAACAAGAAACTATTCTTGGAATTGAAAGAACGCTTGAATACGCGATCAGGGTTCAACCTATTGCGCCGGAAGTAATGGACGTTATAAACATAGACGAAGTAACTAGGCAGATTCAATTCCTTACAGGTGCGCCATCAACACTTCTCAGGTCGCCTATGGAAGTTGAGGAAATTAGACAGAAGCGAGAACAAACACAGCAAATGGCTTTACAGCTTGAAGCCCAAAAGCAACAAGCGGAAACAGCGCGGGCAGGCGGCGCGGCGGTTCAATCCGTATCAAAGGCGGCAGAAACAAACCAACAACAGTAAAGGAGCTATCCCACAATGGCTAAGAAAATCAGGAACAGAGAAATTGCAGCGGCGCAATCGGAAATCGAGCGTTCTAAACTTGTTGATATGAAAACGAAACAAGAAAGAGCGGCAGAAAAAGAAAGAGCGGCAGCTATCAAAAAAGTAAACGAAGAACAAGCCCGCTTCAAAGAAGCGATAGCGAATGTCGCTAAAACAGAAGACGGCAAAATCTTTTTTAGAATGTTGCGTAGAAGTTGTGGCGTCGATCAGTTCGCATGTCAAATTGTGCCACCGGCGACAGTGGCTACAGATCTTATGTTGATAAACAATTCTAAGCGTGATTTGTGGTTAGATATTTCAAAGTTGATTCCTACGAAAGACCTGATCGCTATCGAGTATGGAATCAAAGTCGTAGCGACATCAATAGAAGAATAACGACTGCAAATCAAAAGGGGATAAGATGACATGGAAGATGACGCCGGAACAACTAATGATGTTGGAAGTGGAGTTGATACGCCCGCTGATAGTGGATCAGGAGCAGGATCGACGACAGATACAACGTCTAGCGGAAATGGAGCAGTCGATAACAAGCAAGCATTTATCGAATCTCTTTCCGCAAATTACGGATCAAAAGAGTGGTTTAAAAACATCGCCGCCAAAGATGATCCACTCGGAGAGCTTGTTAAACAGTACGAACACGGGCAATCGCAAATCGGCAAGATGGCGAATGAATTTCGCGTACCGGGCGATAGTGCGACTCCTGAACAGTTGGCGGCGTATCACAAAGCGATAGGCGTACCAGAAACGCCGGATGCTTACGCCATGCCTGAAATCCAATGGAGTGATACAGAAAAGGTTTCCGGTGAGTTTCTGAAATCTACTCGCGTTCCAGAATTCGAAGCGGAACTAAAACAACTAGCCCATAAAGCCGGATTGACGCCTAAACAATGGAATATGTTGGCGGAAGGGTATGATCGTAGTTTCGTAAAGTTTCACGGTCAACAACTAGATGCTAGGGCGGCAATGGATGCTGAAATCACAGAAGAATTCAACCGCGAAGCCGAAGCTCTTTGGGGATCGAAAACGGAACAGGTAAAAGCTGATGTAATGCGAGTGATCGAAAAGTACGCCCAAAAATCGGCGCCGCATCTTAACGATATGCCTAACAAATATCTGTTGATTATGGCGGAAACTGTTAACGGGTTGATAAAAGACCTGATGACAGAAGATACGTTTAGAAAAGAGTTTCCCGAACAACCAAGCGCCGATAACAGTTCTAGGGAAGGTCTTATCAGCCAAGCCAAGGCACTTATGATGAAACCTGAATATCTCCAAAACCCGAATAGCAAACAGGGCAGGGATATTCAGCAACAGATTGATAGACTGTTCGATGAGGCGGCGAAGTTCAAACAGTAGAAAAAAGATACCAGTTGAAAAATCCCGCTATCGTGGTAAGATACCCAATAGCGGGCTTTTTGTTAGGTAGCGCGAAAGCCATAAAAGCAGCGTCTAACTATGCTAGGTGAGAATCCCTAGAAGGGCATCCGGGTTCGCCGGGTAGTGCGCGAAATCGTATTACACTGTTCTTCTAAGGAGATTCGGCATATGGTTGCTGATACAGCAGTTGACACGTACAAAACTAAATTCACTACCTACTACGATACGCTTTCCCAACAACAGATGGCGCGTACACGCCCATATTGCATTGAGATTGACGACGTTCCCGAAAACTACGCTCACGAAAGAATCGGCGAAGTTGAACCGAGGCAATTGGTAGGTAGAGTACAACCCGCGAACTTCGATAACATCGACTACGACAGGCGTTGGCTCGAAAAGGATCGTTGGGTAATCAACGTTCCTATCGACGAAATTGATATCGAAAATTCGAAAATCAATCCGCAAAACCAAATATTGCAAGCTAACCTTTTCGGCTTCAATAGACGGATCGACAGAACGGTTCTCGCTCAATCGATCGCTTCTGTCAAGGTTGGTAAGTCGCCGACCACTTCTACGATTTCAGCGGCAGCGGACGGCGTTCTGACAGTAGACGGAACCACGGCGCTTGGACTAGCCGATATGTTGGAAATCAACAGAAATTTCACTGATAACGAAGTGGGAATTCCAGGATCGACAACAGATACAGTTATGAAAGGTCTGTTCATAACCGGCGACGAAGAAGAAGACTTGTTGAACGTCGCTCAACTTACAAGCGGCGATTACGACAGGCGGTTTTCTTTGGAAAAAGGAACCATGGCTTACGCTCTTGGTAACAAACTTGAGTTATTCGGCGCGAACAAAGTTCCGCCGGTAATCTCGGTTGTATCAGGCGTTCGCAAATGCGTAGCGATGGTAAAAGGCGCTATGCTCCTTGGTTTCGGAAAAGGTTACAAAGCAGAAGTAGATAAGCGCCTCGACTACGAAGGCGTTTGGCAGGTCAAATCTACGATGAACTTTGGCGCCGTTCGTCTGGAAGGTCCGAAAGTACAGCTAGTCAACACGACCGAATAACCGCGCTTTCTGCGTAGTTACTTTCGATCAGTTTTACACAAGGAGTAAACAGCATGGCTGTAGAAAACAAATACACAAACACACTGATGGCAGCGAACACGCCCGCGCCTGCCATCGTATCAAGCGGCGCCAAGTTGGTTGTGTTCGCCGCAACCTTCGAAGTAGCCGCCGCCGACGATGACGGTTCCGTATATAGAATTTTCAAAGCGGTTCCGTCATGGCTCATCCCTGTACGCATCGAGGTTGGTTGTGACGCAATCACCGGCGGTACTGACTGGGATTTGGGATTCTACGATCCGGTTGAAAGAGGCGGCGCCGTCATTGATAAAGATAATTTGATGGACGGTCAAACGTTGGCTACAGCGTCTAACATGGCGCTTAACGGGCTAGGTATTGTTGACGTAGCGAACATCGAAAAACGATTTTTCGAGTTGGCAGGTTTAACAAGCTTGAACGACAAACCAGCGATGGACATCGCACTTACAGCCAATACCGTTGGTACTGCCGCCGGTACTGTTTCTGTGAGAATGTGGTGCGCTCAAGGCTAGGACTTAGCTAAGAAAACGAGGTTCGATAGATGGTTGCTCCTTATACTAAAACGGAATTTTGCAGCATTGCCGCAGGGTTTATAGGTGAGCAACCACTATCGAACATCGAATCACCATCAACAAAAGAAGAAGCAGCATGGGCGAGAACATATGATCTTGTAAGAGAAGATTTACTGTGTGCCCATAACTGGAACTTCGCGATTAAACTACTCACTGTCACATCAACAGGAATCGCGCCGCCGCATACGTGGGGTTACGCATATTCTTTACCGGCGGATTTCATCAGGTTTATATCGATTGAAGGT